GTTCTACAACAACTGTAGTTCTTGGTATTATGGTAGGTAACACAACAACTGGACAGATCACTGCATCTGTTACTTTAAGTTCAGATACTTCCAACAGAGCAGGAGCAAATAACGAAGCTAACCAAGCAGTTGAGTTAGTCACTAATGCACCTATACCTGTTGGCGGAACACTTGAACTATTAAGTGGAAATAAAGTAGTAATGGAAACAACAGATACGCTATCATTAGCGGCATCTGGTGCGGCTGACATTTGTGTGTCAATAATGGAGATAACATAAGATGGCTTTTATTGGTACACCTTTAGATACCAGAAACACATTTCAATCTCTTGTAGGCAAGAGGTTTAATGGTGATGGTAGTACAACTGATTTTACATTAGATGTAGCACCTGGTTCAACATTAGACATCGAAGTATTTGTTGGTAACGTAAGACAAGAC